AATAGTAATAACCAGATTCATTTCTTCTATAATTCCAATCAATAACATTTTCAGGAGTATAAATATTTAAATATGGTCTTATTCCTTGATCTAATTCTTCTGCTCTTGTCATTACATTTGTTGATGGCTTATCTAATAATAACCAAGTATGTCCATAAACACTTGCATAAGTTTGTGCTTCACGCATTAAACTATTAAATGATCTTCCTTCTAAATCAGCATCTTGTAAAAAATATTGAACTGTTGCATCTTGTTCTAATGCACCTAATTCTCTAGTGGGTAATACTCTAAATAAAAATGATGAATAAATATCTATTACATTACGACAATGATTGTCTAATGGTGTGTAAGATAATCTTTTAAAATATTCTGATTCTAACTCTAATTGATATGCTTGTAAAAACTTACCATCTTGAAACTCTTTGCCACCTAAATAACTTCTTATAAAGTATTCCCATCTAGGCATCATACCTTTATAAAATTGATGTTGTTGTTCTATGTCTTGTCTTGTGTATGCCATTATGAAAATCTCTTAGGTGTTGATTTAGGTAAGTTTGAAGTAATTGGAAATAAATAATCTATTGCGTAACCTAGTGCATCAGTCATATGATCGTAACCATTATTTTTTTCTGGTTGATTTGTACCTTCTTTATAGACTTGTTTCATTAAACTATTTATTAGTGTTTTACAAGAATGATCTATAAATATAGATCGCTTTCCGTCAAAACTTTTTAATTTTGAATTAACAGCGTTAATCCTATCCCTTATTAAAGGGTGACTAGACTTACATTTAACATTAAGCCCAGCATTTTGCAATATAGTTAAGTCGGTTCTTCCACCTGCTGATGTTTTGCGTTGCCTACTAGCTGGATCAGGATATATAACTATCTTTTGTTTTGGGTACCTACTAAACAATTCATCAATAAATTCATCAGTATTTGAACTGTAAATAACTATCTCATCAAATACTTCTACAACATTGTTTTTAATATGAAATAAACAAGCACTCATCGGGTCAATGTTAAAGTCCATACCCAAGTGAATGACAGCATCTTTATCATATTTACATTCTTTAATATTTTCTTCTCTATTAAAATTGTAATAAACAACTCCAGCATAAGTTTCAAATGATGCTAAATATTCTTGTCTAAATGTTCTCTCATCTAAATCTTTTTTAGCTTGTTCAATTTCAGCTTGTTCTACTTGTCCACCCTCTAGTGTAGTATATTTAAAAGACTTCCATTCTTTATCATCACCCAATCCTCTTTGATAAATATTATATGACCAGCTACCAAATCCTCTAGGTGTGCCAGTAAATAATACGTGTCCGTTTACGTGTTTATCAGATATGGTTGGTCTTAATACTTCAGTCCACGCTTCTTCTGGAATGTCTGCAAACTCGTCCATAACTAAAAAGTTTAATCCTACTCCTCTTAAATTATCTGGAGATTTATCGGCACCCTTTAAACTTATTTGACAACCATTTTTAAGTATTAATGTTAAATCAGATTCATTAGTATATTTTACCCATCTACAATCAGTAACCTTTTTCTTTAATGGCTTCCACATTATTTCTTTACTCATTCGGTAGGTTGGACTTACATAGAATATCTTTCCATTTTTATTTCGTGAAGCAAACCTTAATAGTTCGTACATAGCCAAATGGGTTTTGCCAAACCTTCTGCCAGTAATTAAAACTCTGAATCTATTTGGACAAGTGAATACAGCTTTTTGTGCCTCGCTGAATGACATTATTTTTTACTGTTAAGACTTGCTCTTAATTGCATTATTTCAATATTCTTAACTTGTAAATCTTCCTCTAAAAAAGCAATATGTCTTTTTAAATCATTAATTAAGTTATCTAATTCTTGTGATGTTTTAATTTCTTTATTAACCATTGATTTAGTTTTTTTTCTTCCACACATACATTCTGCCATTATTTTTTTTTATTCTGGTAAATTCTTAAATACCTTCTGCCTAAAGCTACTGCTTCAGATTTACTTTTTCCTCTATAACCCCACGCTTCTAGTGATAGTTTTAATCTAGTTTTTCTACCTTTATTATCAAATAATCTTCCTTGACTGCTACCCATTCTTACCAAGAATGAACCTTTGCGTCTATATTCAGTTAAAGTATCTGGTCTAGTTCTTACTGGTGGTCTTAAATTGCTTCCAGTAGCTCTATTAATTTTTGCTCTACCTGAAGCTGACAATCCACCTCTTGGATTTTTGTCTGATTTAGTTAGTCTATATCTTCTCATATTTCTTTAGGTTTAAACTTACTGGTGCTTGTTTTTTAACTTTTAAATTATGCCTTTTCATTAATAACTTAACAACACAATCATTACACGCTTTAATTCTTTGTTCCAGTTTATTAATTATAGGTCTTAGGCAAAATATACATTTCATAAAATATCATCTATAGGTAGTGGGCTATAATCCTCTCCAACATTTTGATCGTTTTGACCAAGTATTTGTTTGCCAAGCCAAATTAACATAGTTGTATTACCCTTCATAGCTACATCAAATTGTTTCTTTCTAAGTCTAATTTTTCCTTCTGACTTTCCTTTTGCTATTTCTGCTGAATAATTATTTGTAAGGGTATTTCTATCACATTTAAAAAAATGTGCCATTTCATCTAGAGTACAATGGAATAATGCTAATTTATATACTTCTTCTCTGTCAAGAACGACAGATGGCCTACCAGCTTTTTTCTTTTGTTCGTTTTCCATAATTAACCGATAATGTAATCGTAAATATGGCTATTATTACTTTTTAAGTGATTTGTAAAGAAACTCTAATAGATTCTGATTTTGATATAGTATGTGGCATATACCATTAGCTAATGAATTACAGGTTATTTCTTCAGCTTTAGCTGGTAAATCTATTTTATATTCATCGTGAATTAAATGAAATATCTCGTGAATTAGTGTGTTACTCATTTCAATATTATCTAATGATTTATCTATAGTCATAGTGTTTTTGTCTGAGTCAAATTCACCGAAAATCTTTTTCTTAGATGCTATTTCTTTATCAATGTATTCTAACTTAACCAGTCTGCTTCCAAAGACTATTTCGTTAGGTAAACTCATCTTCTTTTAAGTTTTTTGGCTATATAAAGGTTTTTAACAAGACTTGTTTTTTTGCCAAACTTTTGACCAGCAGAACGTCTGGCTTTTTTATATGATTTAGACTTAGTATTAAATGGTTTTGGTTTACCATATTTAGCAGGTCTTTTTCTTTCCCATACAGGTTTTTTCATTTTTTCTTTTTTGATTTTTTAGGTTTATAAACTCTATAACTACCTTTTGCTTTTTGTGGTGTTATGAGAACACTTACTGATGTTGATGTAGTTTCATTTGCCATTTTTTAATCTTTTATTGCGTTGTTTGATAAAATGATTCCAGATTAATTTATCCAATAAGCTGTTGATTTTTATAAGTATTTTAATCATAGAATGTTTTTATATTTAATTAGTATTTGTTTAACATGATTTGTATATTCAATGCTAGTACTAAAATTATCTAATTTATCTGCTAGTTTCATTGGATCTTTTGTTTTGTTTCTCAAATATCTAAATTCTTTATAGTGGTGGTTATTGTTAAGTATTGAAATATAATCTCTTACAGATTTACATTTCGTTGAATAAGTTTTAACTCGCCAATTTATTGATTCGTGTTGTTTTAAAGGAAGCATACCATTTTTACTCCATACTCTTACGCCAAATAGATTATTGCCTTCCTTAGCAAATCTTGAAGTACCGAAATTACTTTCAACTATGCTTTGTGCAATAATTAATGATGTTGGTATATGTTGGTCCTTAGTTAAATCTAAGTTTATATAAGCAATACATTTTTGCATTGATAAAATAAACTTATCTGTAGAGCTGTTATCTACTTTTGGTTCAAAGAAACCTATTTTTTTTATGTGATTGATTGTGTCTTGGCGAATTTTATCTTTAGTATAGTCATTAGGAAAATATGTTCCTATCAAAAATATTAAAAATAAAAACAAACCTATTAAGCAATAGTCGTAGATTTTCTGCGACAGAACTTTCATATTCATTTTTATAGCTGGTTAGCGATAACCTTCCAGCAATAATGCCTATCTTTGATTAGATTTATTCTTCGTCAGAATCTTCTTCATCTGACATATCAAGATCATCTTCATCTTGATCGTATGAATTTTCTTCTTCATACTCATCAAGTGATGCTTCTATTTTATCTCTGATCTTTGCATTTAAGTCATCTGCCTTATCCAACAACTTTAATATTTGCTCTAGTGTTTTATCCATAGCAATTACTCCATTTTAGGTTAGGTTTTTCTCAATAGATTAATAGTTAAACTATTGCAATATATAAATTATTAAAATGATTTGTGAAATTAATACACAATAATAAGTTATTGTTTTCTATACCTTATTTATTAAATCCTTAATTTCTTTGGACTTAATTTCGCTTCCAACCTGAACTAATTTCATACCGTAGTTATTAGTTTTCATATTATTCCAATCAATATCTTTTCTGCGAATTAATTTAGTATCAAATTTCTTCCATTGATGAGCAACTACGTGTTGTGGTCTTTTAAATCTTCTGTCAGTTTTAACTACTCTTGGCCAAAGTCTTTCCAAAGCTCTAGCCATTTTTAATCTTCCATCACCTTTATACAACTCAGAAGCGTTTCCACCCTTCATTGTCATTGTAGCCATTTTATCAATTAAAAATATATTCATTAAAACAGTACACAATCCACCAGATAAAACTTGCAAACATAAATCAGTATCTTCATTATATCTTCCTCTCCATCTGTAAGGTAATTTGTTGTCTATAAGCAAAGTAGAATAAACGTGGTTGTTTAAATAAAATGGTGGAATTTTATTAATTGCAAAACAAGTATAATTTAATCCTGAAATTCCTATATTTTCGTATCTGTCAGTAAAGTCCTCGGTTATTATAAATGCTTTATTTGCATTACATTTTAATCTTTTGCCATAATGTAATCTTCTAATACATCTAATATTGTCATCTAATATCCAATGTCTTTTATGACCTTCCTTAATTGAGTGTTCCCAGCACCAATTTCTAGCTGGAATAGAACCTAGACCTAAGTTTTGAAATGGAAGTGTTAAAACTCTATGTTCACCAAATCTTGCTACATATTCAATTTTTTCTTGTGGTTCTACAACTAATTTAAAATCAACTTTATCTTCAATCAAGAACTTTGCAGTTAAACAATTTTCATATCTACCCTTTGAAATTACATAAATAGGGTATTTTGGCTTATTCATACTTAACTGATTTTAAATCTTCCTTTTCTTTAAGTGGCCACCAAACACTCCAAGTCCTACCTTTTTCTTTTCCTTGAGGTATTTTAGCCATATCGCAAAAAGATTTTCTATCTTCTTCAGTTTTAAAAATTACTGTGTATTTAATATAATGGTCCTTAGGAACATAATCTGGCATACCAACCCATTCGGCTGCCTCATTAATATCATTAATCTCGTGTTGTGGTCTTGTTACCATAACTAAATTAGCTAACATCATTTTGTCATAACCAGTTCCAACCAAACCATCTTTATCTTTAACTTCTTTTAATAGTTCGCTAAGTTTCCTGTCGTCAATTTCAGCAAGTTTTCCTATTTCATTATTACCAGTTAAAATTTTTAATGCTTGTGGACTATCAGAATCTATATCAAGTTTAATAACTGGAACTTCTTTAAGTTTAAGTTTATGACAAGCTGATACAACTCCATGTCCATCTAAAATTGTATAGTCTTTTGCTACAACTACATTTCTATAAAATCCGTGTTGCGTAATTGATTTTGCTAAGTGTTCTAATTGATCGTCTAGGTGTACCTTGTAATGCTTTGGGTGTGCTTTAAGTTTCATTAATTGTACTGGTTCTGCTTTTGTACTTAAAAATGAATCAACGATTGGTTCTGAATCTCTTAATATGTTTTCTAATTCAATATCATCAAATCCAAAGTTTTTAATTTCAAAGTTTTCATTTTCTAGATCTTTAATTTCTATATTTAATAAGTCTTTATCCCATTCATTATCTTCATTTAATCTATTATCTATAATCCGATATGCTTTTGCTTGTTTGTCAGATAACTCTGCCACTAATACTGGAACTTTATCTAATCCAAGTTGTTTACTTGCCTGATAACGAGTATGTCCGACTATAATAATATTGTTTTTATCTACTACTATTGGTTGTTGAAATCCAAATTCAGATATGGACTTAGCAACTTTATCTACATTTTTAATTTTTCTAGGATTATTTGTGTATGGTTTTATTTGATCTAGTTTTAAATATTGAAGTTTAGTATTTTCAATTAATTGATTAAGGTTTTCTTTTTTCATCTGCTTCCTTTAGTTTTAATAAAACATATCTTTCCAATGCGTCAGAACTTAGATTGGTCCTAGCCATCTGAAATTCATCTTTTGGCTTTTTATCCTGTAGTGCCTGATAAAGTTTTTTTAATTTAGGTTTAGTAATATCTACTTTCATATTTTCTTTTTAACCCTCTCTAATATCTTGTTAAATAAAACTTTATGTTGGTCCCTTACATCTTTGCAGTCTTTATAAATTGCAAACCAAGATTTTTTAAACTCTTTACCTATTGCCTCGTAACTAATGTTTGTTAATTCTTTGATAATAGCCATAGCAATTTTTTTATGTGGTATATAAAAATATTCTCTGTTAGAGTAAAGCGAATTGTCACACATAACCTTTTGAGTGTGTTTTAGTATATTCTCTATATTCATCAAAAAATCCTTCTGGCAAAGACTGAATCTTTTTACAAGGACTGTCTTTGCAAATCATTTCAGATATGTATATAGGATTTATAGAGTATTTAAAATAGAATTTATTTTCGCCAATTAAATGCTGTTCTGCGTGATGTGATATGCACAATGGAACACAAAAAGCATCATTACGAACTGCCATTCCTACATTTCCATACTTTGGAATAGATCTAATATGGGCACATTGAACATTTGGAGATTTACAAATAATACAACTATAAGATGCTACAAATCGTCTATGTTTTTCTGATTTTATTATTTTAACCTTCCTAATTTGCATTTATTTTTTTATTCTTTTTTTTGCTTTTCTAGCAACTGATAAAGCTATTGCAACAGATTGACTTCTTGATTTTCCAGCTTTCATCTCTCTGCGAATATTTTTGCCAATGCTTTTAGAACTATAACCTTTTATAAGTGGCATTTAAACCTTGTTATTTATTTGAAATTTACGCCCTAGATTCGCAGGGAAGGCACTGCAAAAATAGGGCAATCCATATATATACGCTAAGTGGTTGAATCTAAATATATATTTATTTTATGATATGGGTATCTTTTCAGCGAAAATCAATTTAGTTCTACTAACTATTAATAGTTAATAATTAAATAGTTTAAATATATATAAATAGATTATTTAATAGTTAATAGTTAATAATTAACAACATAAAGGGAAAATATGTTAGAAGAAATAAAAAAGACTATAAATAATGTTCTTAAAAACCAAGAGCTTATTTCCAAGTACAAAGCACAAAAACTACCTACTAATTTATTCCAAGCTAATCTAAATTTACAGTTATGGAAATTAGCTAATTATCAACAATTTTATGATAATTTACTACAACAAGCATTAAATGAATTAAATGTAGTTATTTTGCCTAACTCAAAATTAGAAAAATTTAATCCTATTAACCACGAAAAAATTGCTTAATGTTAAAGGATAAAAATAAATTTAATGATCGTGATTTGTGGGTATTAGAAAAACCAGATTATTTTTCTGTTATCCACTATCGCAATAAAATTAGACATAATGTTTCTTGTTATAAAGAAGCATTAAAATTGGCTAGAAAAATTGGTGACTGTTGGCAAAACCAATGTTTAGTTTATGCAGTTAGAGATTCTGCACAAATTAATCTTAATCATAGAAAAATCTACAAAAACTAACTAAAGGGAAAAATGACTAAAAAAGACTACATAGCAATAGCTAATATAATTAAAACTACTTACAATAAAAGAAGTAGTAATGATGCCATTGATTTTAAAATTGATGAAACAAGAAATAATTTTGTTATTTCTTTAGCTAATTATTTTGAAATTGATAACCCAAAATTTAATAGACCAAAATTTATTAATGCTTGTTTTGGTACTGTTCAAAGTAAAACTAATTAAAGGGAAAGTATGAAAAAACAAATTTATAAAAATTACACCATTAAACAACGCAAAGAAGTAATTGGTGGTGGATTTATGACAATGATTACTTATGATGTTTTTAAAGAAAAAAATCATATTTGTCATGTACTTACAGTTGCACAAGGTAAAGAAAAAATAGACCAACTAACAAATGGAGTTGCATAATGAGAACTGTAACTTGGAACAATAAAGAATATCCATTACCTTTTAAAGTTAATCTTAAATGGGATAATGGAAAAGTAATTAATGTTCAAAATCGCTTTGGTGGTCAAAGTTGTGATCTGCCTTGGTTTGCTGTGGCAGTTTACGATATGATTATGGGTGCTGAACTACTGGAACAGTGGGAAGATCACGCACAAGGTTTGGATTGGTTTAGAAAACACTTTCCAAAAGAATATATGGTTTTATTGGATTGATTATGTTTGTAATTGATTTGAAAGACAGAACTGTGGCAGAATTTTCTCAACAAGAATTGAATTTATTTTATCATTCTAAAATAATTAACAAGCCCTATTATAATGATAGATTTGTTCTTGTAAAAGATAAAAAGACTGCTGTTAAGGTAATTAAAAAACTAATAAAGAAAGGTTTTTAAATGAAAATAAGAGAACTATTGAAAATACAATCTGCATTTGAAAATACTTCCATTCCAGAAGATTTGTTGGAAGAAGAAAACTATTATTGGTCCAAATCTAAAAACGATTATATTAAAATACTTGATTTAGATTTACACCATTTAATGCGAATCGTAATTAATTTGATTGATAGCGAAAAAGAACAATTAGAGAACAACAATAAAGATTCATTTAAAAAATTAGAAATATCATTAGCGATTGGTAGAATTTTAAATGAGGTTGATAAAATACAATCAAATATAAGTGAGGTATCTAATGACAAAACCTAAATTTACTTTAGCTTTAGAATACTTTGATAAGTTTAAAAAAGCTACTAATGAAAAAGATAAACAATTTTATTATAGCCAATATATGAATGAAGTTTTTAGAGTAGATCAACTATATGCTGAAGATGATAAAAAAAATAAAAAAAAGGGTTGAAATGATTTGTACTATGACTGATGCCGAAATGAAATTAATGGTTTCTTGTTTAGAGTTTAAACTACAAGACAAAATAGATAACGATTTAGAATCGGTTATAGATTTAAAAACTTTAATCAAAAAGCTGAATATTATGATTGAAAGGCAGACACCCTATGAGTGAAATATATAATGGTTTATCTTTTTATGAAATCACATTATTAATTATATTAATACTATTACTAATAACAAAGGGAAAAATATGAATAAAGAAATTAAAGACGCAATAGGGTTTCTGATAGCAGGAATTTTATTTCTATCAAGTTATTTATTAATCTATTTCTATATATACTAGATGAAAAAAATATCTGAACTTGATATTCTGATCGGTTGCCAAGAAATTATAAACAATTATTTTGTTGTGCAAGAATTTTCTCACAATAAAATTACATTGTATCAAAAGTTAATTTATAACAACCTTACAAAACTAATAGAGGAGAAAAAGAAAAAAAAATGAATATATTTCATTTAGATAAAAACCCTAAGATTTGTGCTAGTTATCATTGTGATAAACACGTTGTAAAAATGATTTTAGAAACTGCTCAAATGTTATCTACTGCCTACCAAAGACATTTTGGAGTTAATGATAAACTATATAAAACTGCTTATCCAAAACACCCTATGACATTATGGGTAGGTAATTCAAAAGAAAACTTTTTATGGACTTTAGATTTGTTAGAGCATTTATTAAATCAATATACTTTAAGATATAAAAAGATTCATTCATCAGATCGCATTTATAAGGTTTTAAAGTCCTTAGATTTAAATGGTTTTATATCTAATGGATTTATTAAACCCCCATTATGTATGCCAGATGTTTATAAATGTGATGATTATGTTTTATCTTATAAGAAATATTATATAAATGAAAAAAAACGATTCGCAAAATATACTTTTGTGGATATACCTAGCTTTATGAATATATGAATAAACAAACTTTATCTGATAAACTTGGTCAATCTGTGTTTGCTGAGAAACTTAAACAAGCACTAAAAGAAGCTGAATTAAAAAAAGAAAAACAACAACTGGAGAAGGCAAATGAGAAAAAAACTAGAGAGTGAAAAATATTATCGTTGGTATGCAACAGCGATTGTTAAAGATTTAATAGACAACAACCGATTTCAAACAATAGTAGATTATGTTCTACTTGCTTGGAAGGCATTTCCTAATTTAAAAAAAAGAGAAATGTTAAATGCAAAAACAGTACTATACTTAAACAAAAGGGAAAAAAATGAAAAAAATAATATTGTTAAGTTTCATTCTAATAAACTTAACTAATTGTAGTTACAAACCTATCATTGATACTTCTGGTAGGTCAGGAACATTTCCAAACAGTAAAGCTGAGGAAGTGACTAATGATATACAGCATTGTAAAATGTTAGCTGAATCTAGTTTATCTGGTGCAGATGAAGTGGCTTCTTGGTTAAATAACAATGTTTTAAGAGTTTGGACTCTGGGTATTACTCCTAAAGAGGAACGCACTAGAGAAAATTATACTAGAAGATGCCTTCAAGGTAGAGGTCATTCAGTTATTAACTAGGAGAAAATATGAAAACAGTTAAAGATGAAATAAAAAGATTGTTTGATTTAAGCCAGAATCCTAACTGGGCTAGATATAATTGTTCTAGCGAAGCTGGTTATTATTACACTCTTTGTGAGGTTAAAAATAAGGATATGTCTTTAGAAGATTTTTATAAAGAATATCCATTTTATAATCCAGATATAAATAGCGATTATTGGAAGCAACAACATAAAAGATGGAAGGAAATATGGAACGAAGCGAATTAAATAAATTAATAGGAAAAAATATTCGTTGGTTAAGAAAAAATACTTGTATGTTTGTTAATGGCAGAAAAACTAAATTAAATCAAACTTACTTAGGTAAATTTTTAGGAATTATACCACAACAAATAAGTAAATTTGAAATTGGTAAAAATGAATTGGGTGCTATTCAAATATATAAGTATTCTAAATTTTTTAATGTCCCTATAGATTCTATTTATGAAAAAGATTTAACAAATCATAAAAGATATATTAAAGAAGTTGTTATTAAAGATGAATATTTGTATCAACTTACAGGAAAACTAGAAAAAATTTATCCGTATGTATAAAATTATATTTATAATTATAGTATTTATTATAATACTATGGATAATAACTAAGACTAACTAACAAATAAAGGGAAGGCAAAATGGAAGAACATAAACTAAAGTTTAAAGACAATACAGAGGAAACTTTGTATTTTGATCCGATACCACATAAGTATTATTGGAATGAGGAAGAATTACCTTCGGCTACTGGAATTACTAAAGTTTTAACAAACGCAACAATTATTGGTAATTGGACCAGTAAAATGTGTAGCGAAGAATTTCTTCGTCAAATCAAAGCTGGTAAGTCTTATGATGAAATTCAATTACTAGAAATTGCTGACAGAATTAAAAAGGCGGCAAACTCTAATATGAACCAAGCTGGTCACGTTGGCAGTCAAGTTCACGATATGATTGAGAATTATATTCATAATAAAACAATTCCAGAAATTCATAATGATTTAATGAAAAAATCATTTAATAAATTTAAAGAGTGGTATGATTTACAACAAGGTTTAGAATTAGTTTTTACTGAAACTAAAGTTTTATCTCGTATTCATAAATATACTGGAACATTAGATGCTCTATTTAAGAAAAATAATGAGTACATAATTTATGATTGGAAAACAAGTTCTGGCATAAGAGAGAGTTATTATGTCCAACTTTATCTGTATGTTATGGCTTTAGAGGAACAGCTAGATATAAAAATTAATAAAGGTGTTATTGTTAATTGTACTAAACAAGGAAAACTTAACATAGCAGAATTTCCAATAAATAGTGAAATGCAAGATGTTGCGATCTCTTGCCTAAAATTGCATCGCTTTTTAAATAACAAGAAGGAGAAATAATGGCACACAAACAAGGAGTAATAAGTAAAGTTTATCATAATTATAATGATAAAACTGGCAAACCTTTACCTAATGATAAGGTAAATCATAAGTTCTATATCGGTGACGAAATATTTATAATTAAAGGGAAATATATACCTGAGTTTATTAAAGAAGGTAAAAAAGTTTCTTTTGCTTATACTATTTGGTCTCCACAAGGTGCTGATAAAGCATTTAATTTTGTGGCATCAGAAAACAACACTTTAAAAATACAAGAACTTAAAGAGAACATTCAACCAGATACTAGCTTTAATGTAGAGGAATTTGAGGCACAAAATGTTGCTAATGAATTAGGTGCTACATTAACTGTTGAACCTATTAAATCTTTTAATAAAGATGAATATATGTTCGTAATGGCTATGTGTAAATCTGCACTTGAATCAAAAGGTTTAGAGTGTAATAAGGAAGCAATAGATAGTTTTATAAAAGATATGAAACTTGTCTATAAGCATAACTTTTAAATAATTTTTTGAGTGGCAAAGATTTTCCCCCAAATTCCCTTTGGCTTTGCCACTCTGCCCATTGTTATTTGTGTAAATTTAATATATAAAATTAAAATGATAGTGCGTTATAAATATTTAGAATTTACTGGTATTTATAAAGAGGAGTTCAATAATGAACAAGAGGCACTTACACAAGAGAAAGGCAAATTTGTTGATCTTGAAATAACTGGAATTAAATTCAAATCAACAAGAATAAAAAAAATTGATGGAGAAAATAAAACATCAAGTTCAAAACTTAAGGGACAGGCATCATAGAGTGTCTATGAAATATTTTGAACTAAAGCATAAAATGGAAAAAGCAAAAAGACTTAAAGATGCTTTAGAAACAAAAGTGGTTTTGAAATTTGAAGAATTACTAGCTTAGGTTAGTAACACAACTATAAAACGAAAAGGAAGGATATGCAGGACTTTGCCTTAAGAAACCCAGATGACATAAGAGATCAGCTTGATAAATATGCTGATGATATGTGCCAAGCACTTTATAATTTCAGAAGATTAGAAGAACATAAAAAAATTATTTTGGCACAATTAACTGTTAATGAAAAAACTATTAGTAATTGCTCTATGGTGGAAGCAGAAAAAAGAGCTATGTGTACTAAAGAATATAATACTCATATTGAGGGATTTTGTGAAGCTGAACGAGATTATTCTAAAGCCAAATCAAAATATGCTAACTTACAAAGCTGGGTAGATTTATACAGAAGTTGGTTAGTAACCAATCGTGAGTTAAGTAGATGAAAATAATACAACCAGAAGGAAAACTAAATGAACTTAAATATGAAGAACGAGTTTCAAACTATATTGACTTCGCAGAACAAAGGTTTGAAGAATATTGCAAAGCTAAATCTTTTCATTATAAAAAACTTCTTTTTAATGATGATTCTGATTTTGCTAATTCCCCTATTCCTTATTTTAATAAACTTGGTTTATTGTCTGCGATGCCTGATTACTTTGTTTATTCCAAAAAAGAAGCTCCCAAACAACAACAATTCTTCGTTGAAGTCAAAGCCAGTAACAAAATTAAATTAAAAGATCTAAAGAAGTATATTACTTTTAGTCAAATGTTTTGTGATAATAAATTTACACAATATACGATTGCTTTTTGTTTTAAAGATGGAGTTCGTTTTAAATCAGTAGATCAAATATTAAGATTATTGCCACAATCAAAACTTCAATCTTGGAATGATGGTATAGAATATTATCTGATACCAATTTAGTGGTAAGTATTGGAAAGTTCACAATCAATTTCATCATCAAAATTTATAACCTCGTATTCCCACTCTACTCCAGTAATTCTTACTTTTTTAGCAAGTTTGAGTGATGCCAAAAAATTATTGGAATTAGGAAAAGTATTTGAATCAAAAAAACGAACATAAGCAATATCATCAACCAAACTATCAGAATTGTTTTTAACAAATGTGATAGCATAAGTTACTAAATAGCAGTTCATTTTGATTTAATTTCTTTAATCCTTTTAACACCAAATTTATCAGTTTCTACAATAGCTTCTATTTCTTTACATTCCATTCTTATAGAACTTGTGTTGCCATCACGTTCTACCTTACGTTTTTGTTCTAAACAATCAGCAAGGTTATTTTTTGGAGAGTAGTTTTCAAGATTACCATTAAGGAACATCAATAAAGCAAATATTATTTCACCCATTACTTACCTCTTAATGAATCTAATTCTTTTTCTAGCTTATCTATTTTCTTTTCTAATTGACTAATGATTACTTTAGTGTGTACGTTTTCTTCTAATTGTTTTGAATGCTTGTCTATTGATTTAGCTTGATACTCAATCAACATATACATCTCTTGGTTCTTAGGAGTTTGTTCTGCTTTTTTAAGTAAGTCTTGCGACATTAACTTCTCATTAGTTTCAAGTCTATTAAGTCTTTCAACGATTCCAAAGTAAGTCCAAACAGCTACAACGATAGCAGATACAATAGCTACTATATTTTTTATTGGTAAAGATACTTGCGTTTGATCGCTTAACTTTAGACTATCCATTTTCTTGATTCTTGCTTATTGGTCTTGTTGCTAAACTTCTAGCAATAGATTCTCCAGATCTTCCGATAGTATAGCCACCCAAACCTACTGTGAGTAATGTCCAAACATCAGAAGGAAGTTCTACTTGTGTTTTAATTTTAAGAACGAGAAATAAAATTGGACTAAGAATATAATTCCAAGCCACAATTAAAATAAGTAAGTACATAAGAGTTGGTCGCCACCCAGAAACATACCAATTACTTTTTGCTTCAGCTTCAATAATTTTTGCAGATGCTTTCATTTCTTCTGTGCCAGATTGCATTAATTGCATATTCATTTCAGCTTTTAATTTTTCAGCTAAATCTTTATCAGGAATAGCTTTATCAACTGTTTTAAATATTGTTGTAAGGAGTGGTGCAAAAGCACTTAAAGCTGGTAGCATATTAGTCTATTGCACAGAAATTAATTTCGCCATTTCCGTCTCCTGATTTAATAAATGCAACTTGTTGCCCTGATCTTATTTGAAAATATTCAACAGTATCTTGTGGCAAAAGTATAGATTCTTCTGTTGCTGTTGGGTTATAACCTATTTTAATATGTGCGTGTGTTCCTCTAACTGCTATTCTTACTATTCCTGAACCAGTTATGATTGCAGAAGATTGTTGAGATGTTTCTGTTAAATTGTGTGTTTCTGGTGTAAAATCTGTGTCTATTTTAATTATCTGCATAGTGTTCTCTAAATGTTCCTTTTATAGTGTTTAAACCATCAAAATACCCCTAAATTTTAACAAGTTAGAAGTTTTTGAGGTAGCCCTCTTATAATAGCAACAATGCTCTAATAATGGGTTTAAATTAGATTTAACGCTATTTGCTACTTTTAGTGCTTTCTATCAGTAGTTCTATATAGTGACGTGCTTTTTCTAAATCACGAACACCACCCTTTTCTTTAAATCTTAAAACATACTTTATGATATTTCCTTCTACAAATCCAATATTATTTTTTATAATAAATTCAACTGGTTGAATCTTGTATTTTAGATAGTGGTTTCCACCTACTTGTTTTTTATAAGACTTCATAAACTGTTCTCCCATTAGATTTATATGCTCTTAAATACATTTTACGATTGTTAGCTTTGTTATAAGAGATATGCACCCAACCACTGTTAATTTCTTCTGGTTTCCAAAATTCTAAAATAACTTGATCGTATTCTAAATGATTAACTATCCAGTCAGCAAGTTCTTTGTTCGGTACTCCTAAGACTTCGCAATCCACTGCCATTCCAAAAGCGTGTTGGCTTGTAGCTGATGAACCTATGGCTTTGCATAAAGCAGGAGATCTATACCCTGAAGTAATTTTTATATCTCCGAATTGATTTATTATCGGTTCAATAATTTCGTAGGTTAATGTTTGTAGATTAATTAATATTTGATCTGTCGGAGTATTATCAATACCAAGACGTGTAGCTGTTTCGCTAAACAGTAATTCTTTTAAACTAACTTGCCTATCCATTTGCCATCTCTATTTAAGACACAAGGTGCTAACTTGGGTTGTGAATCTATTATTAAACCAGTACCAATTATAAATCTAGTTTTAAAATTCTTTGCGTATTCAAAAGCTAAAGATTTTTGATCTATTAAACAGCCCACTTGCATTCCCCAGAAAAGATTATCTGGATTTGCCCAATACTCAATTTTAAATTTTGTATGAAAATGTCCTTGCACACAATTCATTCCATTAGTTTGTGAAACTTTTAAAACATCTGCTGATCTTCCGTGAGTGAATAAGCATCTTTGTTTATTAGGCAAAGTAATTGTTAAATCATCTACCCATTTCCATTTCTTAGTTCCTAAAAATTCTCCATACTCTTTTAAATATGCTCTAGGCATTCCGTGTTTTAATGCTCGTCTATAAACCATTGATGAATGGTTAGAATCTATTTCTATAAGTTCAGGAAATATTGATTCTAATTCTTTTACATAATCTTTTGCTTTCGCAAGTTCGTGTCCAGCAGAAAGTAAATCTGGGTTTGAATCGTGGAAACTTAATGCGTGGCTATCTAATAAATCGCCAATAGACATTACGAATGTTGGTTTGTATTCTTTTTTTAATTCTTTGAGGAAGTCAAAAGAATCTTCTCTATGATATGGTAAGTGTAAATCTGATATGACCAGAATCCTTCTAGTGTCCATAGCAACTCCTATTAGTTGTATTCGTTTTACTTGGCAAGGAATAAAGTTAATAACGCCATACTTAAAGTTCCTAACGCTATAAAGATAGACCAGAAAAGTTTTTCTAATCTTTTTTCCAGCTTATAAACAGAAGTGCCTAGTATTTTAATTTCTCTACGAATTCCTGTGATATGACCTTTTAAAGATATTAATTCTTCGTTGTGAGTTCTTGCCATTGTCTTTTTCGCATTTACAAGACTTTAGTAAGGCACACTCACCAATCCAAAGTTTGAAAATACACATTAAATTTTATGCACTAATATCAAACTATTTTGTTTTAATAAAGTTATTTATTAAAAATTTTTTGAATGTCCGAATAGAAGTCTTTATAAAACTTTTGAACATCTTTTAAGTATGTTTCGTAGTTTTGTTTTAGTTCTTCGTAAGTCGGTAGTTTAAATGTGAACATTTTTTCTCCTATTTAGTTTTAGGATATATATGTTGCGTTGCAACAAAAATCAAGACTACTTAATATTTAAATGTTCTTTAACTGATTCAATAATGTACTTAGCTATCTCCCACTTCCATTCTGCGTATAAGCCAAGTATTAATCCTAGTATAAAATAAATCATTTTATTATCTTATCATAAGTTAAGTTTATTTAAACTGTTTTCCTGTTACCCAAGTTACTAATGAATTACGTTCACCTTTAGTTACTGGCATAACCTCGTGTAATACATAAGAAGGAAATAATATTAATGTTCCCTGTGTTTTATCCATAACAGTTCCTTCTTCATTATCATAAAGGTATAACTCACCACCTTCATATTCTTCAGGATTAGTAAGTTGAATAGATATAGATAATTTTCTTACACATATGTTCATAATTCTATCAACGTGCTTTCCATATTTGCCAGATGGTGCTTCGTAGTTAGTAAATTGGAATCCTTCATTAATTCCAAATAAATCAAATTTAAAAAATCTTTCATTAAGATTTAAAGTAATATCTGTTACTCTACGATATACCCAATGCAAGTCATCACTAGGATTTAACCAAGATATTTTACTATCTCTAACATCACTTTCAGTAGATGTTGTACCTTTTGTTAAACCTTTATTTTTAGCAATATTAATTATTGTTTGACATTCTTTTTTTGAAAATGCGTTATTCCAAAATGCGTAAAGATTGATTTGATCTAATTCAAAATTCCAAGATGGATTTTCAAATTTAGGTTCTTTGATTGTTTCTGACATTTACCTTCCTTAATTTTTTTGAAA